AAGAAAACGCACTTGTCATCGAAAGCGGTCTTAAGACCGAAATGACTGAATCATTCCTTTCTGGAATGAAAAATCTTTTTGAAGAACATTATGTATCAATCCCTGAAGAAAAATATGATGTCCTCGATGAGATGACTAACAAACTAGATGAAATGGAAGAGAAGCTCAATGAGCAAATTGATAAGAACGTCTCACTCAACGGTACTATTAATGCACGTACTCGTGAATCATTAATTGCCGAAGTATCTAAAGGTTTAGCTCAGACACAGGCAGAGAAGCTTGCTTCACTTGCTGAGTCAGTTGAGTTTGAATCTGCAGAGTCCTTTAAGGAGAAAATTTCTACCCTTAAGGAAAACTATTTCCCCAAGGATAAGGTTTCTGCTCCTAAGGAAGATGTAGCAACTGGAGAAGTAGCAGCACCCGTTGAAGGTGCAATGGCAGCATATGTCAACGCTATCTCACAGTGGCAATAAATCATTAACTAACCCTAATTTTTAAACGGAGAAAAAATCAAATGACATTAGGTATGTCAAAGGTTCTTCAAGAAAAATGGGCACCAGTTCTCGACCATGGTGACTGTGATCCTATCACAGATAACTATAAGAAAGCTGTTACCTCTATTCTCTTAGAGAACCAAGAAAAAGTAATTAGACAGGAACGCCAGATACTTTCTGAAGCGATTCCTACAATGAACACAGACCCAGCAGGTACAGGAAACGCTGGTTTTAGTTCAGGTGGTGACCAGTCAGTTGCAGGTTTCGACCCAGTTCTAATCTCATTGATTAGACGTGCAATGCCTAACTTGGTTGCTTATGACCTAGCAGGTGTTCAACCAATGAGTGGTCCTACTGGACTAATCTTTGCAATGCGTGCTCGTTACGATGGTCCTGGCACAAGTAATGCTGAGACATTCTTTAACGAAGTTAACCCTAATCAGTCAGGTACTGGTGGTGCTAACGACGTTTCTGGTGCAGGTCCTACACTAACAGGTGACAACCCTGCTGTTCTTAACGACGGATTTACAGGTTCTAACGAAGCAACTGCTCAAGGTTACTATAGCAATGGTGCTCCAATGTCCACACAGGACTCTGAGGCATTAGATAGTGACGGTTCTGCTCCTGACTTCAGAGAGATGGGATTCAGTATCGAGAAGATCTCGGTTACTGCTAAGTCCAGAGCTCTAAAGGCAGAGTACAGTATAGAACTTGCTCAAGATTTACGTGCAATTCACGGTCTTGATGCTGAGTCAGAATTGGCAAACATTCTTTCATCTGAGATCCTAGCGGAAATCAACAGAGAGATTGTTCGTACAATTTACAAATCTGCAAAGCGTGGTGCACAATTCGATACAGCAACTGCTGGTACTTTCGACTTAGACGTTGATAGTAATGGTAGATGGTCTGTTGAGAAATTCAAGGGACTTATGTTCCAAATCGAGAGAGACGCAAACGCAATTGCGAGAGAAACTCGTCGTGGAAAGGGTAACATGATCATGTGCTCTGCTGACGTTGCTTCTGCTTTAGCAATGGCTGGTGCTCTTGATTACGCTCCTGCAATCGAAGGTAACAACCGTTTAGCGGTTGATGAGACAGGAAATACCTTCGCTGGTATCCTTAATGGTAGATACAGAGTTTACATTGACCCATATGCAACTATCACTCGTGGTGGATCTGCTGCTTCAGGTAACTCAGGTAATCAGTACTATGTTATCGGATACAAGGGTTCATCTCCTTATGATGCTGGTCTGTTCTATTGTCCTTATGTACCTCTACAGATGGTACGTAGTGTCGGGCAAGACGACTTCCAGCCACGCATCGGATTTAAGACACGTTATGGCGTAGTTCTTAACCCATTTGCTAAGGGATATGATTCAACTCTTACCGATTCTAACCCTAGTGCTGCTGGTAACCTAAGCACAAACGTTTACTACAGAAGAGTATCTGTTGCAAACTTAATGTAATTCAGATTACATATTTTAAGAGAGACCCTACGGGGTCTCTTTTTTTGTGTCTAAATAATATGGGAGGATTCCTTTATATTTTTGATGTCAAATTTTTTAGCACCAGTAGCATTCCAATTGGATATACCTTTCTTTAAAGAGGTATCATTTCAATGCAATGAAGCGAATATACCTGGCATATCAATGGAAGGTCCACAGCAAGCAACAATCTTTAATGATTTTCAACTAGCAGGTGACAAGTTAAACTACGAAGATTTTTCTATAAGTTTTCTAGTTGATGAGGATATGAGAAACTACTCTATCATTCATAATTGGATGACAGGTATAACTTATCCTCAGAAAGCAGGTCAATGGAGAGAGTTTGCTGATGCCATGAAATCAAAGGATCATAAAGGTGATGATTATGATAGGTTAGATCTTACTCTTAGAATACTAAACAGTAGTTTTAACACTCAAACTGTAATCAAGGTATATGATGCATTTCCTGTATCAATTACAAGTTTACCATTTACTGTAGACACTAATGACATTGAATATCTAACTGCAGAAGTTACTTTTAAATATACCTATTTCAAAATACTCGATAAGAATGACAAAGAACTAACACTATGAATAAAAATCATGAATTCCTGAAGGAATGGCGTGAAGATGCTGTGATGAGTGATGACTTATTTGATGATGCACGCAAAATACCCATGTTGCATTCTAAGTGGTTGGACAAATACATGAAGTACCAATTACTTAAAAAAGATGCACAGTATATATTTCAGAAAATTTATAAAGATAAGTACCATTACATGATGGGAAGGGATGAACAATGCCCTGATGTAAAGATTATGAAAAATGAAGTCCCCATCTATCTTAATGCAGATGAAGAGTTGTGTGAAGCACAGGCTCGGTTAGACCTATATGATACCTATGAGAAAACTCTTAAAGAAGTACTAAATAACATAAACAATCGTTCATTCCAAATAAAGAATGCAATTGATTGGTTACGTTATTCTAGAGGTATAGATGAGTGATGTTCTTATTAAAAAGAAAAACGAAGTATACCTTCAACTAAAAGTACCTCCTCATATAGGATATGAACTATCTGATCACTTCACATTTGATGTGCCAGAAGCAAAGTTCATGGATTCCTATAGGAAAAGATACTGGGATGGTAAGATAAGATTATACTCACCAGCAACTGGTCAGATATATGCAGGTCTAAGAGAGTATATTGAAACCTTTTGTGAAGAAAGAGGTTATGGATATGAGTATATTGATAATGAACACTTTGGTATGCCTGATTCAGAGGATGAACTTATATCTTCTGATGGAGTAAAAAGGTATGTTGATAAGTTTACTTCATTGAAAGTAAGAGATTATCAATACACTGCTATCTACGAAGCATTACGTAAAAGAAGAAAGTTAATAGTATCACCTACAGGATCAGGTAAATCACTAATGATATATTCTATTGTTAGATTTTTATTTGATACTAAACAGAAAATATTGATAGTTGTTCCTACTACATCCTTAGTAGAACAATTATATAAGGATTTCTTTTCCTATGGATGGTGTGTAGATGATTACGTTCACAGGATATATGCAGGTCATGAAAAAGTATCAGACAAACCAGTTACTATAACTACATGGCAATCAGTATATAAACAATCTAAGAAATGGTTTCAACCATATACAGCAGTCATTGGTGATGAAGCACATCTATTTAAAGCTAAATCACTGACGGAAATACTTACTAAACTACACCATGCAAAGTATCGTATAGGATTTACTGGTACATTAGATGGTAGTAAAACAAATAAGTTAGTACTAGAAGGACTATTCGGACCTCATGAGAAAGTAATTAACACTAATGAATTGATAAAACAAGGTCACTTAGCTAGGTTAAAAATAAAAATTATTATGTTAAAGCATCCATATGCAAAATTTGATACTTATCAAGATGAGATAGAATGGATAGTAACTCATGAAAGAAGAAATAACTTTATTAAAAAACTTGCATTAGATCTTAGTGGAAATACATTGGTGCTATTTAATTACGTAGAGAAGCACGGAGAACCACTTTATGATATGATAAATAATAGTGCATCCACAGGACGTAAAGTGTTTTTAGTCCATGGAGGAGTAGAAACTAAAGATCGTGAAGAAGTTAGAAGCATTACCGAAAATGAAGACAATGCAATCATTGTTGCCAGTTACGGCACCTTCTCAACTGGAATTAACATTAAACGTCTTCACAACATTATCTTTTCATCACCATCAAAATCCAGAGTACGAAACCTCCAATCAATAGGAAGAGTACTAAGGAAAGGTGAAAATAAGAATTCAGCAGTGTTATATGATATTGCTGATGATACAACTAAAGATAATAAAAACCCCAATTACACTCTCAACCATTTATTTGAACGGGTAAAAATATACAATCAAGAAAATTTCGACTATGAACTTATTAAAATAAAACTTAAACAGTAACATGGATTCATTTTACGCTAGTATCAAATTCAAATCAGAGGAAGAGATCTTATGTTTTGTAAAAGAAGCATGTCCTGAAGATGACCTAC